GCGATGGCGCAGGGACATTTCCGTTTCCCCGCTTTCCAGCGATTCGAGGTAGGCCGCTATTACGTCGGGCTGCTCGAAGTTGTAGCCGCCCCCAATAGCCGAACACCCAGGAATCGGGGCCGCATACCATCGCGCCCGCCGGTATGCCGTTGCGCGGGATCTCCGTCGGCTCTTTGGCGAGAATGGTGTACAAGGGGTATTCCGTGTCCGCCTGATAATCGGCTACGACATAATGCTGTGAGACGCCGCGCACGGTATACGTGTCGTTCCAGTCGTTCACGCGGATATGGTCGCCCGGCTGCAGAGCGCATACAACGGCGCGTATTTCGTTGTCTGTCATGGCCGGGCCCTCATACTCCCCTGATGCGTGAGGCAATCATATCGGCGGTGTGGGTGTACAGCACATTCGGGTATTTCTCGATGGCCGCGCCGAGATAGCCCCAATCGGCTTTATCACAGTACGCGCCCATGTGCCAGCGGATGCACATGATTTCTTCCTCGGTCAAGGGAAGGAGCTGCTGCGCGAGAATCACGGACTTGTCCCCATGGCCGCATAGCACCTGTTCGGGCCGCCATGAAAAGCCGCCGTCCTCGTTCTGCTCGTACTGATCGCATTTGCACAGGTCGTGGAGCATCCCAATAATGTACGGGCTCTCCGGGCGGCTCCATTCAAGGCCAAGCTTGTGCGTCAGGTCCAGCAGCGCAGCCGTGACCGCCATTGAATGGTCGTACAGGCCTCCGGGATAGGCGGAGTGATACTTCGTTGAGGCCGGGGCGTCAAAGAAGCCCATCGGCCCGAGCTTTTCCGCGAGTGCGCGGGCGGCCTCTTTGCCGAGCGCTTCCGCCATGATGTGGATAAATTCACCTGCTCTGTCATAGATTCTGTTTTCCATCGTATAGTCCTTTCCGTGCGCATTTCGCGCATCTTTTCTCAAATCATGCACGTTACCGGGAGCGCCGCCCGATCAGCATGTTCATTTTCATCATGCTTTCGTCGATATTCTCCTGAACGACGCCGATATAAACCAGTGTTTCCCGCTGGAATGAGTGGCCCAGGATTCTTTGCAGGCTCACCACGTCGCCGGTCGTCTGGTAGTAGTGATACCCAAAGGTTTTTCGCAGCGTGTGGCAGCCGATTCTCTCCTCGATCCCGGCTTTCTTGGCGATGACGTTCATGATCTGATAACACCGCTGTCTGGAAATCGGGCGGGCCTTGTGGGTAACGCTGTCCTTCTGGCGGCTCTGGAAAATGAACTCGTCCGGCTTTCTCCCAGCCAACAGGCGGTTGATCTCCTTCCGGGCCTGGGGGTTAATCAGGATCCGCGCCTCCTTGCCGGTCTTTTTAGCCTGCATCTGTGCATAGTCGCGGCCCCGGAGGTCGGACACCTTGAATCGCCGGAAATCGCTCACGCGCAGCGAGGTATTGAGGCCGACGAGCAATATCAATTCCCAGCAGACTTCTCCTGTTTTCCGGTGGGCGTCATGCTCGCGTGCGATCTCGAAACACTTTTGCAGCGTGTCCAAGTTTCGGATAGGCTGTACCAGTTTCATGTGTTTTACAATCCTCCCATTATGACAAGTAACAAGCTGAAAAAACAACCGAGGCCCGGCACACGTCCGGGCCTCGTGTGATAGTTACTCGCCTTTGATCGCCGCCGCAGCCTTTTCTATGGCCGCAGCGGCCTCGTCAACTGCACCGGCGTTCTCCGTGATGGCGTCCGTCGCGTCCATGATCTGGCCGAGAACAGCGACCCCGCCAAGCTTCGTTTCGCGTACCCAATCCTCACCGGCTCCCGCAATCAGGGCGCATATATCCACACCGGCGGCAGCCAACAGGTTTTTCGTGGGCTCGTCGAGTTTTTTCAGCGTGAGCGTGAGGAGGTCGCTGTTTAACTGTGCAATTTCGTCCGGGGTGAGCTTGCCATCTTCGCTTTCTGCTTTCAAGTGGTCAACTGTGGTCTGTTTCAGCTCGCCGACTGTTATACGGGTGGCTTTCAAAACATTGTCAAATGCAAGGGCTATGTTCTGGATGTGCTTATTGTCCTTCGATTTGGCGGCCCATGCTGTACCAGCGATGCCGAGGGCGGTAACGACGACCTTTTCCAGGATATCGAGCCCGGTCATGATTGCCACGCCCGCCACGGTATCAGTGCCGTCGGGGTTCTGCATGGCGGGCACGGTGCAGGCCGCGAGCATCACGGCCATAAGCAGCACGAGCATAAGAACAAGGATTTTTTTCATTTGCTTTTCCTCCTGATGATTTGTTGATGGATTGTTGAAAAAATCGGTATGGTTGCCCTCCGTTGCCGGACACACCGAAAGCGCTACTTCGTCATAAGCCCCTGGAGATATGCCATGATATCGTCGCGGGCGCCCTGCATCTGATCTGCATTGCCATTGTGCAGCTCGTGATCGAGCAGGGCCATGACGCCCGCCGACGTGACGCGGGAGCTCTCCTTCAGGCTCTCGATATCCCTCTTTTGCTGTTCAAGCTCCCGCTCGTGGTCGTCGAGGCGGTGCTTGTCGTTGGAAAATTTTTTTTCCACATCCTCGGCGGCATTCTTGGCTGGGGCTCTCCACTTTTTGAAAATGTCAAGCACCTTATCCACCGTTATAAGAGATCCAAAGAGGGCGAGAATCACATATACGGTGGTTTGGAGCTGATCCGGGGTCAGGTTTTCCATACCCAATTCCTCCTAAAGAAAGATTGTTTCGGCGCTCTCGCGCCAGGCGTCATACCGCGCCCGTATATCATCATCCAGACCGTCATAAGGCGTTACGCCGCGCACGACGCGGATCAGGCCTGTATCATCCGGGCGAAGATATACGTCTACGCTGCCGTCCTCGTTTGGCTGGATGGAATAAAAACGCCGCCCACCGTCGGGCGTCCCGTCAGGCTGGCTCATGGCTGCATCGCCTCTTTCCAACGTGAAGTTCTCCTCAATCCACCGCAGCAGATTGTAGCCTTCGCAGTGCTTACACATCCCGACGTAGCAGATCGCGGACGCCATTGCTTTTTCATAGCCGATTGCGCCCAGCGCAAAGGACGCCGAAATAAAGCGCAGGCTCCGCTTGATGTGCCGCGTCGTTTTCTTTCGCATACGGATCCCGTGCGGTGTTATCAGGTAGCCGACGAACTCGACCGGCGCCGTGGCCTTTTGAATCCGGCTCTTGGGGCTGATATCCAGCAGCAGCGTTTCGCGCAAGAAGCGCTCGATCTCAGCGTATACCCGTCTGGCCTCCTCCTTGCCCTTGACTAAGATGCAGAAGTCGTCCATGTAGCGCACATAGTAGTGCAGCTTCAGCGTGTGCTTGCAAAACTGATCCAGCCGGTTAAGGAACAGGTTTGCCGTCTCCTGGCTCGTCAGGTTGCCTATTGGCATCCCGACTTCGAAAAGCCGTTGGCTGCGCGGGCAATCGTCCGGCTTCATGCCGACAGGCAGGCCGAAAGGAACCTCGGGATTGCGGATGATCGTGCCGATCAGCCACGAAAACCAGGCGTCGTCTGATGCTTCGCCGTAGGTTTCCAACACCTTGCCGTGATCGACGCGGTAGAAATACTTCGAGATATCGCCCTTGATAAGCTGCCACTCGTCAGCGTCGTCTTTGCGGCTGATAAGCTGCTGCCAGTTGAAAAGGCACTCGGCGGCGGCCAGTGTGCCTTTGCCGGTGCGGCAACCGTAGCTGTGCTCGATGTAGCGCTTGTCCAGGTAGGGGTTGATCTGCCGATAGATGGCCCACTGTACCACGCGATCCCGGAAGCCCAGCGCCATGACAAGGCGCGGTTTGGGAAAGCGCACATAGAACTCCCGGTATGGCCCCACGGTGTAGGTCATGTTCAGAAGCTCGCGCTGGATCTGACGCAGATTCTCGCCGAGGTCAAGAGTAAAGGATATGACTTCCTCGCGGTATCGTTTATCCCGTGCGGCGTCACGGTACGCGCCCATGAGGTTATCGAAGTCGCAGATGCGGTCTCTCAGATTGTGCAGCCCCTCCAAGTGACCGCCTCCGTTCTGCTGCGCGTGACGTTTCCCGTTATGCGTAGCCTGTTTTCCCTACCGGGAAGCTGCTGACAGGCTGAGCATTACGCCCTTCCGGGCGCTTCGCAGCGATTCCCGCCCGGCCATGCCCCGGAGTGTTCTTGCCGGAGCCGTGCGGGATTTTCGTTTAGGCGGGCCGAGCCCGCCACGGAAACGCGCCCCTCCCATCAGAATTGCGGCCGGTAACTCGTGGTTGTCCGGCTCTTTTGATGTGTGCTGGGAGCGCGGGCGGCAGCCATAGTTCGTGTTCGCATTGCCGCGCTCGTTGTTGGCATTGACATAGCCAAGCCCGGCGTTGCTGGTGTTGTTGTAGTTGCCGCCACGTCGGGGAAAACGCTAAAGAGCATTTTGGATAAACTATAGCTACCCAAATCACGGCACGTTCCCGGATAACCGCCGAATGGCGGCGGCTATTTGCTGGGGTCGCCCCGGTTCGTCCGTCCGCTGAC